GTTGGAAGCCGCAGGCGACTACCTGTCGCGCGCCATTCCCGCCGCCGCCACTTTCAATGTCTCAGTCACTTTCGATGCCCTCACCCCCGGCACGTCCAGTGTCACGGTGCAGGCGGAGTCCGGCACGCCAGGCAGTTTTACCGATCTGGCGCTGGACCAGGGCGTGGAAGTGGGCAACGGCTGGGTCGAGCGCACCTACAAGGCCAACAGCCTGGTGGGAGTGGGTGCAGATCGGACCACGCGCGTGAAGCTGGCGCTGGCAGGTACTCCGCAGTACCGGCCCTTTGTGCGCCGCCTGCGCGTGATCGTGACCTGATGGGGCGTGAGCGATGAATGACGAACGAACACCGGTGCTCAATCTGCCGCTACCGCACCCCGATCACCTGCTGGTCGACGATGTGCTGCGCCTGCGCGAGGCCTTGGTGGCCGTTGACGCCGGCTTCGGTGCGCAACGCACCGAGGTGCAGGCAGCCATGGTTCAGACGCGCAGCGAGGTGAACACCGTGCTGGAGGCCACCACCACGGCGGTGGCCGATGCGCTCGATGAAGTCAGTATGGACCTCACCGGCCAGCTGCGCCGCCTGCGCCTGAACCAGCTTCTCCACTTAAACCTGTACTGAATCAGGAGGCCTTATGGCAGTGACCCTTGCCTTACAAACCCAGATCACGGCCTTGCAGGCCCGTATCGATGCGGTCGCCGCGAATGCCAGCCCCGAAGATGTCGTGATGCTGGCCAAGGCCATCGAAGCGATTTCCGGCCAGGCGACGGTGTTCGATGTGATCGCCTATGGCGATGCGCAAAAGAGCGCGCTCGCCCATGCCTTGACCCAGGCGCTGGCAGCGCTGGAGGCCCAGCTCGCGGCTGCCAGCAGCCAACTGGGCGAGACCACCCAAGTGCAGCTCGCGCAGGTGGTCGCCCAGGCGCAAACCCTGCGCGCAGAATTCGATGCGGCCCTGGAAACCTTCACTGCCTTCGAGGGCGCCACCGCCGCCACACCGGGCAGCCTCGGTATGGTGCCCGCACCACCGGCCAGCCTCTCGCGCCAGTTTCTGCGCAACGACGGCCAGTGGGCCGACACGCCCAACCTGCCGGTCGGCGCTTTTGCCTTCGTGCAGCCGCAGCTGCTGGGCACCGACTGGCTGCTGGCCGATGGTGGCGTGGCCAAGATTGTGGATTTTCCGGTGCTGGCGGCGACCCAGCAGCAACAGCGCAACACCGTGCACCTGGTCCATGCCACCGGCGCCACGGTGGTGACGGCGGACTACGCAGGGACCGGGCTGAACCAGCTCCACTACGATCCGGACACCGGCCACGTCGTGACCTTGGGCTCAGCGGGCATCGCCTACAGCCTGGACCGAGTCAACTTCACGCTGATCGCCCGGGCGATGCCCTCGGGCTACGCCAACCCAGTGCTGCGCAATGGCGTGCTGGCGTTTCACGGGCAGACGACGTCGGGCAACTACGGCTGGCACATTGGGCGCATCAATGGCGCCACCTTCACCCCGCTGGGCAATGCTGGGCCGGCGACGAACACCTCCCAGAGCTATCGCAGCTGCGCCGTGGCCGGTGACCAGATTTTGCTGAACGTGCATCGCAGCAGCGACTCGCGCTCGGAACTGCACCGGGTCGATACCGTCAGCCAGACCATCCAGCGCGTCAGCCTGCCGGAGGTCGGGGAGGCCGACTATGTCTATCCCACCTCGCGTTTTCTGCGCATCGGGGGCACGACCTTCTTTGCTGCCTACCTGGCCAACCCGAGCCGCTATCGCCTGTTCTACTCCGAGGACAACGGTCGCACCTGGGCCATCGCCACCGATGCAGCCACCGGCCAGCCCCTGGACGCGAGCGGCATCGCTTCCGACAACGTCGATGAGGGCTGTCACAACGCCCGCCATGGCGAGCGCCGCTGCGATGTGCTCGCCGGGCGTGCCATCATTTTGCGTAGCGACGGCAGTGGCGGCTGGACGTCTCTGGGCGGCAAACAATGGACCGCGTTCTCGTATCTGCCGGCCGAGTACCCGCTGGGCATTACCCATGAGAACGGGGCCTGGTACCTGGGCCACCGCCGGGGTCTGATCAAGACCGAAGACTTTGTCAGCTTCACGGCGGTTGCCACCCCCTTGTCGGTGTTTGGCAGCAGCAGCTACAGCGAATTCATGGCGGCCTGGGCCACCCCGGGGTGTCTGGTCGTGGCCACCCAGCAACTGTCCTACAGCACCAGTTCGGGCACGATGCGGGTGCGCTACAGCCGCGATGGGGGCGCCACCTGGACCGTTGCCTACGACTACACCTCCTCGGTCAGCGGCGCGCAGATCCGCTTCAACCGGGACCTGAACTACATCCCTTTTCGGTGCATCGAGAGCTCGACCGAGATCTACCGCTACATCAGCACCGAGCCGGGCTTGGTGGGGCATGGCGTGGCCCAAGGGTTCTCCACCAACAACGGCATCTGGGAAGTGGGCCGGGGCGATGCCTTTGTCACGCTCACCCACAACACCAGCGGGGTACGGCTGTCAGCGGCCCGCAACTATGACCCGGCCACCGAGTTTCGGCTGCCCACGGCGCCAACCTTGGCGGGCTTCACCCTCAACCACGCGTCAGGGCAGACCCTGCGCTATGCCATCAGGGGGCGCTGATGAACGAGACCAGACACGCATTTGAGATTCAAGCGGACCAGACGCTGGGCCGGGCGATCACGCTGGCGGCAGGAGAGCCGGCGCCGCCCGACTACACCTTTCTGGCACCGCCCGAGCGTGACCCGGACAGCGTGGTGCTGTGGACGGGCAATGGCTGGCAGGTCGTCAGCTCCGAGAGCACCGTGCAGACGCTGCAAACGCAAAGCCGGCGCGAAGCGGCTCAGCAATTGGCCAGCGCGCTGATCAGCCGTGTGGATGGCGAACGCGACCTCCGCATTGCCCAAGGCAAGCCGCACACCTTTCCCGATGGGCTGACCGGCACGGTGCAACTGCGCAACGAGCGCGACACCGGCAACGTCAATGCGGTGGCGACCTCGGGCACGGCGCTGGTCATTGCCGGGGATGCGCAGGCGCGTGTGGTGTTTCGGGATGCCCAGGATGTCACACATCCCTTGAGTGGCAAGGAGGCGGTGGCCTTTGGCTTGGCGGTGATGGCCTGGGTGTCAGCGCATTACGCTGCCGCTTGGGCGCACAAGGATGCGATCCGCTTGCTGGCCGAGGGTGCCGATCTTGCGGCGTTGGCGGACTACGACCTCCAAAGCGGCTGGCCGCAGGCACAGGATGAGGAGGCGACGCCATGAGGGCAGCCCTCCTGCACCGTCTGTCGATGCTCGGGCTGTGGGCGATGTGCCAAGTCGCGGCCGTGATCGCGTCCCTCTGGATGCTCATCGCCGCCCTGGCCGGCAGTCGCCGCGCCTGGACGATTGCGGTGGCCCATGACCAGCTGGCCAACGCCGCTTTTGGCGGTCACGAGGACGAGACGCTCAGTTCCCGTGCCGGCAAAGCCGCACGTGAGGGCAAGCGCTGGGCCTGTGTCTTCTGTCGGCTGCTGGATCGGCTCGATCCGAACCACTGTGAGAAGGCCATCGAGCCGGACGAGGGCAAGCCGCTACGGTCGTAGCCGGTCACTCGCCAGCCTGCTTTCTCAACCCCATTTTTATTCCGCCAATTGGCGGATTTTTGTTTTCTGGAGAACCGCTATGGCAGACCATTTCCTGCACGGCATCGAACTTGTCGAGATCGAAGAGGGCGGGCGCACGGTGCGCACCGTCAAGTCCTCGGTCATTGGCCTGGTGGGCACGGCCCCGGGTGCTTCGTCCGCCCGCACCGCCACCCTGACCCTTGGCCAAGGGGACGCGGCACTCACTTTCACCGCCAAGACCCCCGGTGCCCTGGGCAACACCCTGCGCGTACAGATCCGCGCCGCCACTGAACCGGAGGCGCTGCTGACCGTGGGGCTCGACACCCGCACCCCTGGCACCACCCTGATCAACGTGACGCTGGCCACCGATCTCGACGGTGCGCGCATCAGTACCGCCGCTGAAGTCGCCCAGGCCTTGATGGCCGAATCGACGATTGCCGATCGCATCAGCGTCACGGCCGGTGGCGAGGGCACGGGCGTCGTCGCCGCCACCCTTGGTTCACGCGGCCTGGATGGCGGCATGGACGAGCCGTTTCCGTTCAATGTCCCGGTGCTGGTCAATAACCGGCGCCTGGCCGCCCACCTGGGTGATGCTGGCACCTTGCCCCAGGCGATCCGTGCCATCCAGGACCAGGCCTCGCCCTTTGTCTATGTGGTGCGCGTCCCGGAAGGGGCAACACTGGATGAGACGATGAATGCCGTGATCGGGGGCCTTGATCCGGCCACGGGCCAACTGGCCGGCATTGCGGCGCTGCAGGAGACGCGCAGCGAGATGAAGTCGCGCATTCTGATCGCCCCGGGCTTTAGCCAGCACAAGGCCGTGGCCGATGCGCTGATTGCCGTGGCCCAGAAGACCCGGGCGATTGCGGTGATCGACGGACTGAATATCAACGACGAAGCAGCCATCGATTACCGCGCCCAGTTCGGCAGTGACCGCGCCTATATCGTCGATCCCTGGCTGGTGGTCCGTGCTCGTGATGGCTCGGAAGTGGTCGAGCCACCCTCGGCCCGGGTGGCCGGGCTGATTGCCAAGTCCGATGCCGAGCGCGGCTTCTGGTTCAGTCCGTCCAACCAGGTGGTGGCTGGCGTGCTGCGACCCGCTCGCCCCGTGTCCTGGGCGATCAACGACCCCAACACCCAGGCGAACTACCTCAACGAGTTCTCGGTGGCGACCTTCGTGTCCCACGACGGCATCCGCCTGTGGGGCAACCGCACCTGCGCCACCGATAGCCGCTGGGCCTTCCTGTCGGTACGGCGCACCGCCGACATGATCAACGAGTCGCTGGTCAAGGCGCACCTGTGGGCGGTGGATCGCAATATCACCCGCACCTACGTCGAGGAAGTGACCGAGATGGTCAACGCTTACCTGCGCCAACTCAAAGCCCAGGCGGCGATTCTGGGCGGGCGCTGCTGGGCAGACCCCGAGCTCAACACCGCGCAGGCCATTGCCGATGGGCGGGTGTACTTCGACTTTGATTTCACAGCGCCGTATCCGGCCGAGCACATCGTGTTTCGCTCGCACCTGGTCGGTGACTACCTTGAGGAGATTCTGTAATGGCCATCGAACTGCCGCACGTCTTGAAGAATATGAACCTCTTTGTCGATGGCCGGGGTTACGCCGGGCGGGTCGACGAGATCAAGCTGCCCAAGCTCACCCTGAAGACCGAGGAGCATCGCGCCGGAGGGATGGACATCCCGGTCGAGCTCGAACTGGGCATGGACAAGCTCGAAGCGGAGCTCACCATCTCCGACTTCGATCCGGAGGTCTTCAAGCTCTTTGGGCTGCTCGATTCCACCCGCACGCAGATCACCCTGCGCGGGGCGATTCAGGCCCAGGGCACGGTAGCCCGGCCGGTGATCGTCAATCTCGCGGGCGGTTGCAAGGAGATCGAGGCCAGCGCCTGGAAGCCCGGTGACAAGAGCACGCTGACGCTACAGGTGGCAGCGCACTACTACAAGCTCACCGTCGCTGACGAAGAGCTGGTTGAAATCGATGCCGTGAACCTCGTGCGCAAGGTCGGCGGGGTCGATCAGATGGCAGAGATTCGGGCCGCGATTGGCGTTTGATCACACAACCAGGAGACCCCCCCATGAAACCCATCCCCGAACGCATCACCCTGAACTTCCCCATCGAGCACGACGGCCTGCCGATCAAGGAGATCGCCTTGCGCCGTCCCACGGTGGGTGACCACCTGGCCGCGCAGAAGTCGGCCGGCACGGACGCCGAGCGCGAGATCCGACTCATTGCCAACCTGGCCGAGCTGCCGCCAGCCGCCATCCACCAGCTGGACATGAAGGACTACGCCCAACTGCAGAAGGTGCTGGGCGGTTTTTTGCAGTAAATCCGGGTGAGCTTTCCGCCCTCGTGGTGGAGCTCGCCCTCTACACCCATTGGCCTCGATCCGAGTTGCTCGCCCTGGAGGTGAGTGAGTTGGTCGAGGCCTTGTCATTGGCGCGGCGGCTGTCGTCCGCCACGGCCACATCCTGATTTTGTCGCTTCCCGAGGTACGCCATGGCCACCGCGCATCCCGTTCAGATCAGTATCGGTGCCACGCTGGCGGCCTCCCTTGGTTCGGCCGTGCGCGGTGCCCAGGCGCAGTTGAATCAGCTGGGCTCCACGATGGCCGAACTGGGCAACAAGCAATCTGGCATCAAACAGCTGGAGACTCTGCGCAGCCAGGCCAAGGATGCGGCGCTGGCT